ATGCCGCCTGGATCGGCGAAATCGACCTACGCGTCCGTTATCTTTCCGGCCTGGTGGTTTTGCCAGCACTCCCACTCCTCGGTCATTGGTGCCTCACACTCCCTCAGCCTGGCCGAACATTTCAGCAGGCGCATCCGTTCGCTTATCCTGGCGAAGCAGCAATACCTGGGGTTTACTATCACGCGCGATCAGCGTGCGGCTGATACTTGGACAACAAACAACGGTGGTGAATACCTTGCAGTTGGCGTCCGTGGCGCCGTCACCGGCCGCCGGGCTGATCTGGTTATCATCGACGATCCCGTCAAATCGCAGGCGGACGCCGAGAGCCGTCGACAGCGCGACCATATCTGGGATTGGTACAAATCAGACGTTACGACACGCCTGAAGCCCGGCGGCCGAGTGGTATTGATCATGACGCGCTGGCATCCGGACGATCTGGGCGGCCAGTTGCTGGAGCAAACTGCGGCGGAATGGCGGGTCGTCCGCCTACCGGCGCTAGCGGAGGCCGGCGATTCGCTTGGTCGACCCGTCGGCGCACCGTTGTGGCCGGAGTGGGAAAATCACGATGCATTGGCACGCAAGCGCGAGCTTATGGGCGAGCGCGCCTGGTCGGCCTTGTTTCAACAGAACCCGCTGCCGTCTGGCGGGAGGCTGTTTTCTGTCGACCGTATCACGGTAAACGACGCAGGTCGTGACGAGCAGACCGTGGTCCGAGCCTGGGATCTTGCCGCAACCGGCGATACCGGACGCAACGATCCCGATTGGACGGTCGGTGTCAAGCTATCACGTGACAGAAACGGCCACTATCTTATTCTTGATGTCGCCCGGATTCGTGGAACGCCGCGTCAGGTCGAGGACCTGATCGTCAACACTGCCCAGAAGGATGGCCCGAAAGTCATCGTGGCGATCCCGGAGGATCCAGGCCAGGCCGGCAAGAGTCAGATGTCCTATCTGACCCGCCAACTGGCCGGATTTCATGTGATTGCCTCGCGTGAGACCGGTTCGAAGGCAACGCGGGCGATGCCGCTGGCGTCCCAGGTGGATGCCGGCAACGTTGCTATCCAGCGCGCCGACTGGAACCGGGTTCTTCTAGATGAGATGCGCGATTTTCCCTGGGGCAGGAAGGATGATCAGGTTGATGCTCTCGTGCGCGGCTTCACGACGCTGACGACGCGTCCACGCTCGTCGAACACAATCTCTGTCTCGATACTCAGCCGCTGACGGTGAAATTTGGAACCTCATGTTTGATACACTCTGCGATTTGGCCGCATGCGACAATGACTACCCGCCTCGTGTCCGGAAGTTGATGATCCTCGATCGCGTTCTGGACGGGACACTTTACGACGTTCTGCCGTACCATTTCCATCAGGAAAGAACGGAGGCGGGCGAATACATTCCACTTCGGCAGCGACGCCCGAGCGTCAGGTATCCGCTGTGCCGTATTGTGGTTGAAGACAGTGTGTCGCTGTTGTTCAGCGAAGGCCATTTCCCGACGATCGATAGCACCGATCCAATTCTGCGTACGACTTTTGCCAATATCGCCAAAGAGACCCGTCTCAATCTGACGATGACCCAGGCTGCGATGAACGGTGCATCGGGATCCGTCGCGCTGCTATTGCGCGTGCTGAAAGGTCGGATCTTCATTGATGTCTTGAACACGATGTATCTGACGCCGATCTGGGATCCAATGGCACCGGACACGCTGGCCAGAGTCGACGAGCGATACAAGGTCTCTGGTGCGAACCTTCTGCGGAATGGTTACACTATCGCCGATCCTGACGAACAATACTGGTTTGTACGAAGCTGGGACCGCGAAAGCGAAACCTGGTTCGAACCCACACCGGTTGGAAAGCAGGTGCTTCCGATCATAGATACCGTCCGCTCTGTCTCACACAAGCTTGGCACCGTGCCGATCGTATGGGTCAAGAACTTGCCTGGTTCGCCCACGACGGGCGACAGCAATGACGGTGCATGCTCGTTCGCCGCCGCGATGCACACCCAGGTTGAGATCGACTACCAACTCAGTCAAGTCGGCCGCGGCCTGAAGTACAGCAGCGACCCAACCCTGCTGTTGAAGGATCCTTCGCTTCCCGACGGCGAGCTTATCAGGGGGGCTGGGAATGCCCTCATCGTTTCCGAAAAAGGCGATGCTCGCCTGCTCGAGATCGGCGGGACCGCCTCGGCGGCGGTGATCGAATATGTCCGCACCCTGCGTGAGCTTGCACTGGAAAGTATTCACGGAAATCGTGCCAGTCCCGAACGGATTACCGCGGCGCAATCGGGCCGGGCCCTGGAGTTGCTGAACCAGGGACTGATCTGGCTCGCGGACAATCTACGAACCAGCTACGGCGAAACGGGCCTTTTGCAGCTCGCCCGGCTTATTGTCCGTGCGTCGCAGAGGTACACTCTGGTGGTCCTTGGAGAACCGATTGAACCCATGGATCCAACTGCAACACTGAGCCTCAAATGGCCAAGGTGGTATCCCTTGACGGCCGATGACCGCCAAAAGGACGTGCAATCGCTGACAGCCCTGGTAACCGCCGGCTGCATCAGTCGGGAGACCGCATTAAAGGCGATCGCAGCTTGTTACGATATAGAATATTCGGAAGACGGGCTGGTTTCGACAACCATTGACGATATCCCATGAGATTGAAATGAGTGATGACTTGGCTGAAGTGCAACCCTCCCCTGACCAGAACAACGATCCGGACGACCAACCGGAGGCGGCATCGGACGAAATTGCGAAACTTCGCGATGAATTCCAGGCCCGTCTCGTCATCGCGAGCTTGCGGACGGAAGCCGTGCGGGCCGGAATGATTGATCTGGATGGCCTGAAGATGGTCGACGTGTCGTCCGTTCGGCTTGGCAACGACGACAGGGTCATCGGCGGCCGAAAGCTGATGGACGATCTTCGGCGAAACAAGCCGTGGCTGTTCGGGGCGACCTCGTCATCGAGCGTCGCCGTCGCCCCGGCATCACAGCCGGTGCGGACCAAAACGGCTTTGGAAATGACTGATGATGAATACGCAGCGGCACGCGCCGCGGTGACAAAATATCATTTCTGACCATTCGTGCAACCAGACGACGGTCGTAGATTCTAGTTAGGACGATTGATGGGCATTCAAAATTTCCCGGTTTCACTTCAGCCGATTATCCAGCAGGGCTTTCTGGAGCGCGAATTCGCACAAGCGATGCGCTCGCGTCTCGGCTACCGAGCCTGTGCAGATCGGGTGACTGTCGCGGTCGGCATCGGTGAGACGTTGACCAAGACTCGGGCTGGACTGAAGCCGTCCGTGACGACGCCGCTGGCGCCAGCAACAAACACCAACCTTGACAACGGTCTGACGGCCACAACCTGGGGCGTCGAACAATACACGATCGGTATCAACCTCTATGCGGCCACAACCGATCTGAACGTGGTCACCCAACGGGTCGGCATCGCATCGCAGTTCCTGCAGAATGCCTATGTCAACGGTGAACAGGCTGCCCGCAGCCTGGACGAGTTGAGCCGAAATGCACTGTTCGGGGCCTATCTGGGCGGCAACTCCCGTGTCCGCACCACGCTCGGCGCTCCGGGTCCGGTGGTTTCGCTCGATGACGTGCGCGGCTTCCAGACTGTGTTTGTCAGCGGAATCCAGCAGACTGTCAGCGGCAGCACGCCGATGACCGTAACAATCGGTTCCAATTCCTACAACCTGGTCAGCGTGGCAGTCGACACGACAAATGTATCCACCGCGCCCAATGGCGTATCGGGCGCCCTCACCCTGTCCGGCAACGTAACCGTGTCAGATGGGACGGCCGGCAATACGGTGATGGCCGCGAGCAGTTCCACCATCGTCCGTCCATCGCAACGTGGGAACACCTCCCAGATCACCGCATCCGATACGCTGACGATGTCCAACCTTCTTGATGCGGTCGCCAAACTTCGATTGAACGCAGTTCCCGAAATAGACGGCGCCTACAACTGCTATCTTGATCCGGTTTCCTCGCGCCAGCTTTTTGCTGATCCTGATTTCAAGCAACTCTTTCAGGGCGCGACGTCCGCAAATCAGGTCTTCAAGAAGGGCATGACAAACGATTTCCTGGGTCTCCGCTTCGTTCCGACGACCGAGGTTTTCGTGCAGGCGCATCCGACGCTTTCTGGCCTGATGATCCGCCGGCCGATGATTTGCGGCCAAGGGGCGCTGATCGAGGGTGATTTCGCCGGGATCGCGGCTTCCGACGTCGCGCCGGCAGATTCTATCATTACGATGGTCGATGGGATTGCCATGGTGACCCGCGAAGCAATCGATCGCCTGCAGCAGATCATCGCTCAGTCCTGGTACTGGATTGGCGGGTTCTGCGCACCGTCCGACACCACCACAAATGCGACGACCGTCCCGACCGCGACCAACGCTGCGTTCAAGCGTGCCGTCATTGTGGAACATATCGGCTAAGATCGACGGAAAGGTTTTATTGCCATGCCGCTAGGTTCCGTAAGTCCATTTCGCCCTACCGGTACTATCAGCGTATCGGTAGGCAGCGTTTCGTCAAACGCCGCCATGTCGGGGGGCGGCGACTCCGTTGTCGTCACCAATACCACAAACGCCCTAGCGTATATCAGGTTCGGTTCGGATTCGACCGTCACGGCTTCGACCGCGGACATGCCGATATTGGCCAACAACCGGCTGATCCTGTCGGTCAACAGCCTGATCTCCTATGCAGCCGCGCTTTCCCCGACCGGATCAGGCAACGTGCTGTTCAGTCGCGGCGACGGATCATTCATTTGACCCCCCTGACCGATGCCGAAAAGGTGGATGTCCGACGCTTCTGCGGATATCCAGCCTATGGCGCCGCCCCTAGCGGGGTGCAGTCCTGGCGCTACTTTCAGATCTACGGTCTGCTCGAGTTTCGTCTGTCAAATCTCTCCGCCTCGGAACTCACCATCGCTCGGCGATATCTGGGTAACCTGACCACCCTCGAAATGGCCGTCCCTGCGGCGTCCGACAACCTCGATACGGATCAAGCTTCAATGTGGACCAGAAACAAGGCCGAGTTGGCCGACAGGATCCGCCTCCTCGACGAATGGAGACGGCGGCTGTGCGGCTTCCTTGGCGTCACCCCAGGCCCTGCCCTTTCGAACGGCACGGCATCGTTGATCGTATGAGCAATGGACAGCCGAAAGCTGCAGGATCGTCTGTATTTGGGCCTGGGAATGTCTGCCCGCCATGTCGGGCAGACCACGGACGCATTCCGCCCCCAAGGGCCTTCGAGACCGTTGGATAAACAGAACCGATTCCTGAGGCTGCCCGCGACATTTGTATCGACCAGCGGCAGCGACGGGCGGACAAATGAATATGGGGACGTGCTCTGGCATGGGGTTTTCGATGCCAGCTATACGCAAACTGGCGACTATCTTGTTCAGGAGACGGGAACCTTCTTCGTGGCGTCCCAGGCCCCTCTTCTACCGGTACTATGCGTCAAAACCAATCGTGTCATCTCCGTTGTCCAGCCACACCTCCAGACCAGCACCGCCGGCAACGCATATGGTGGCTACACGTCGGGCAGCTCGGCAATATTGATCGAGGGGTGGCCGGCGAGTGTACTCGGTGAGACCCGATCGAACGCGTCAACAACAGGACTGCCAACCGATCAGACTGTCCCTTACTGGAGCATTCTCCTGCCTGCCGTCGCTCATGCAGTTCTATCGCCCGGAGATCTGGTAACCGACGATTTGAGCCGAACCGCTGTTATCTCCAGTTCAGAACTTACAGATCTGGGTTGGCGGATAAATGCCAGAATGGCGACCACGTAA